AACTCAATCATCGTCGAACATGCTGTCCACGATATCGCCTAGTTCACCTTTAGATGCAGATGCCACAGCCGCTTTTGTAGCGGTCTTTTTAACTGGCTCTTCAAACATGTCGTCACTTTCTTCAACGGCAGGTTTCATCTCCAACACATTGTTGGTGGTGGGCTTAAAAGGGTTAGGGTCGTCCATAACAAACCCACCCTCGACTGCACGGAACGGATTAGAGCGTTCCATTGGTACATACTTAATAACCTGCACAGCTTTGAGCCGTAGAGATACACTTTGCTTACCACCGAAATCGTACGGGATAAGTTGCACAGCTACGTTCACTGTACTGCCAGTAGTCAACTGAAAGTCTTCTGCTAACGTGTTACCCTGTGAATCGTACTGGGCTGGTTTGTCAGTGACTTGTCCATTATACGCGCCCTTCAATGTGGCTTTGTGCGTAATAGAACCGTTATCGTCTTTGACAAACGGGTTAGCCAACTTCTCTGCCCACTTATCTTCACGACTAGCTAAGTAGCAAGCGCTCATAGCCGCGAACAATGCTTTGGCTGTTGGGTTATCCATACGGAATTGTATAGAAAACTCTGCGTTGGTATCGCGTGGGCCGCAAGGCATACTGCGATTGGCCTTTTTATCAAACGCGTAGGTCTGATCTACTCTCGGCCATAGGGCTTCAATGCCCTCAATGATATATGTTTCTGCCAATGTCGTTCTCCTTTTTTGGCTTAGATGTCTGCATCTGCGTGGAAGTTAAATTCCAACTGTTCTTCTACAGGCTCGTTACGAATTTCAGCCTGTTCTGCTTCTTTGGCCTTACCTGTTAGGGCTTCGGTTACGGAAGTTTTATTAAAACGGTAAGTGTTACCGATTTTAATGTATGTGGATTTAGGGATATGCCCCTGCCGCACCCACGCACGGATAGTAGAAATGGACACTGCGAAATGCTTCGCCAAATCCTCTATTGGTACAAATGGTTCTGCCATTATTTTTTCCTTACTGATATGACATACTCTGTGTCTACGTTCATACCCTTGGGTAGAACATCTGGGTTTTCCTCTAAGAACTGTTTTACATTGGTCTGGTTAAGACGTTTGTCTAGGAACTCAGGTACATCATGCTCTTTTATGAAGCTGTACATTTGCTCCCAATCGCTAGTCCAATACTTTGTTTTAGTAGACCTGAAAAACAAACCCTCGGAGGTTCTAACACTCTCGACATTGTGGTTCTCACAATAGTCCAGAAGCGCATTCTTTAAGATTTCCTGTTGGCGTACCAACGCTCCATCTTCTTCTTTATATTTTGCGGATATCTCTGCTCTTTTTGCCCTTAATTTTATGTAGGCTTTTGTCAGTTTGTCCGCAGGGATGTCGGATTGATCCGTCATTTACGTTCTCCTCTAGTAACGAGAATTATACTCTAGTGGTATGGAATACCCTAGTCAAGTATTTCTTTGTATAAATCTATCATTTTTGTGTGTACGTCTATTCTGTTATCGAGAAGTGAGTAAACACGCTTTTCCACAGCAGAGCCTTGCAACTGCACAACTGTGCACGGATGCTTCTGTCCAGACCTGTGAACCCTAGCGTTAGCTTGGGCATATGTTTCCAAGGAAGAGGTCGGCCCCCACCAGACTACAGTGTTAGCGGCTGTTAACGTAACACCGTGTGCCGCGGACTGCGGTTGGATGACTAGCACCCTTGGATCGGGGGTTGTTTGGAACCGTTTGAAGATATCAGTTCGTCGTGCTACAGGCACATCCCCCCTGATTACCTCTGTAGTCACCCCGTCATTACGCAACTTATCCGTCAATATGTCAATGGTGTGTTTAAATGGCACGAATACCAACACCTTTTGACTGCTCTCGTCTATGACTTCTTTAAGAACTTTGTATCTGTGCTTGATGTCAAACTCTAAGGTGTCACCTTCGTCTGTATATACCGCCCCTGCAGATATTTGTAGTAGCTTGTTCATTATGACAGCGGCGTTGATGCCTGTGATCTCGTCATCACCAACCTTCATGGTCATGCTCTTCTTGAGCAGGTTGTAGTATTTCTTCTGTTGACGCGTAAGCTCTACAACTCGCTTTGTGTATGTCATGTCAGGTAGATCAAGACACTCTTCTTTCGTGAAACGTATGGCAGGCTGTAAGATGTTAAACACAGTGTCCGAGGCATGGGGTTTTATCACCCACCTAAACTGCGTTACCTTGGTCATCACCATATCACGGAACGAACCAAAGAACCTTGGTACTGAGTTAGGGTTTACCATCTTGGCTAGGCCGTAAGCATCGAGCGGTGACTGCGCGGCAGGTGTACCTGTCATCATCCATAACCATGTATTATCCGTCACTATCCGCTTCAACACCTTCCATCTTTTAGACTGCGCGTTTTTGTAGTGTGTAGCCTCGTCAACAATGATTAGATCAAAGCCTCCGTTGATTATAGCATCAGCTACAATCTCAACTCCGTCATAGTTTATCACCACAAAGTCAGAACCTTGCTCGATAATCTCTCTACGTTTCTTCGCCGCGCCATATGCTATTGACACACTTCGGTGCGGTGCAAAGGTAAATAAGTCTTCACGCCATGCGCTATCCATAATAGACAACGGACATATAACTAGCACACGTTTTATCTTGCCCTGTTTAATCAGGTAGTCTGCCGCCCATATAGCCGAGGCGGTCTTGCCTGTACCTTGTTCGTTAAAACAAAACCCTTTTTGGTTCATGGTGAAGAACGCCGCGGTCTTCTTTTGGTGGTCAAATGGTGTGTACTTACCTGTCCACTTGTACCTACCATTTATAGGTGACGGCACATCAATGTTTAGCTTCCGCAAACTGTGCGCTTCGTCGATGCCCCACTTGACTAGCACCTCGTGGTCTTCCACAGTTTTGCTTTTTGGTATCACTTCAGTGACACGTTTTGGATTGCGTAGCTTCAACAGCAACGCCTTACCATCTATAATCTGCATTGTGTTCTCCTATTTAGGGATTTCCCTAAATCATTTCTTCTTTTTATAATTACGTGCGCGGTTCTTACTGCGGCTTTCTACACGTACGCCGTCTTTGTTTGTCCCACCTTTTGACAAGGCTTTCTTGTGACTAACATCTTTACCTTCGCGCTTGTCGGCTTTGCCGTTCTTATTCTTATCCACACCCTTCTTATCCATAGCGCGTCTTGCACGTTGCCGTTCCATACGGGCTTCAAATGTTTTGCTACCAACTGGTGCGTTCTTTTGTTTGGGACGATCTTTGGGGTTTTTGTATGGCATTAGTTAGCTCCGTTATGAACACATTCGATTATAGGACAGTATCGTCTGCATAACCCGTTAGGTCGTGCGTTCCACATGTCCTCTTTAGCTGCAGTCTCCATCTGCCCGTACTTGCCGAGCCATTTCTCCCACAGCTTACTCTTATCGTACTCCATGTATGTGTCTTTTACCAAGTCATTACATATTACAAACAACAACCCTGCACGTACCTTCTTTACTTGTGGGTAACGTGCCATGAGCGAGAGAGCCATTAGCTCCAACTGTCCTTTGTCGGCGTACTTAGACGACTTGCCTGTCTTGTAGTCGATCACTGTCGCTACATCGTCGTCCATTATTACCAGATCAGCTATCCCACGAAACCAAACGTCCGAGGAGTAGAAGTCACAGGCTTCTAGGTTTTCTGTTAGACCCATCTTTAGTTCACAGAGTTTGTCACCCTGTCTGTTCTTCAAAGATGTTAGGGCTTTGGTCGCAAAGCTAAACTTCGCGGGGATCGGTGCGTCCTTACCAATAAAGTCTTCTGCCATTTTATGAAACGCGTTGCCGTAAAGTATGGCTTCCGTCTGAACAAATGGCACCTCCTTTAGGATGTGTTTATGGTAGTATTGTTTTGGACATTGTTCAAAGTCTTTTATTTTACTGAAAGACCACGGCCATACTTTTGTCATTCACATTCTCCATATGATTTACCCGTGCCGCTCTCGCATGTAATGGGTAAACCTTCTGCCCAATCGGGTATCTGGCTCATACATTCTTCAACATATGCTCGTGCTTCATCTAACTCTTCGTCAGTAACACAGGCCACAACGCTATCATGTACTGTTAGCACAACTTTGTATCTCTTGGCAATAAGTAACATTTGGTGACCTATGATACAACGTGCAATAGCTTGACACACATTCTCCACTACCTTGCCGCCGTATATACGGTTCGGGCCTTTTCGGGTTTTGTATGTGTACTCGTACCCGCGCTCCCCACGTTCAGCCGCCAAGCCATGATAGAACATAGGTAGGCCAGAAGGTAAGACTATTGAGCTGGTAGGTGCGTCCACTTTTAACACACCTTCTTTACCAAACTGTAAGCTGTCGCCGCGTTGCATGTACTGTACAGTGTTGTTCGCATCGCGCCATAGTTGACTGATCGCGCCATTGGCATCGCGGTACACTTGTATAATGCGCCGAGCCTCGTCCAACTCTATATACACACCCATACCCTGCAACTGTGCTTGGAACTTCGGTGCGCCCATGCCGTACCCTGCACCAAGAATTGTGGTCTTACCCACAAACCTCTGGTCTTTGCTTACCCCGTCTACTGGCACGTTATATATACTAGACGCCATGTATTTATATACGTCCTCGCCATCCGCGAACTGCTTGGTCAAATCATCTTGCCCTGCAAGCCACGCCAATACACGCGCCTCGATCTGCGAACTATCACAGTCGATCAATGAATGTCCTTCGGGTGCTGTTATGCTACCCTTTAACTTCTTACCATTTGGCCCACGGCTAGGTAGGTTCTGCAGATTGATCTTATCATCACCGCCCCAACGCCCAGTGTGCGCCGCATAATATCTTACAGGGACGGGCAGAAGGCCACGGTCCGATATGTCTATAAATCTCTGTGTCCGCGTTTCTTCCAACGTAGACTTCGTGCCAAGACGCGCGGCTACTAAGGCTTGTACCCTATCATCTGTGTGGTCAGCTAACGCTTTGAAATCTTCATCGCTCTTTGCAAATGCGAATGTTTCTTTGCCTGTAGTCAGGCTTGTTTTCATGGGTGGCTTCACCCCAAACCCTTTCAACAACTCCGCAAACTTGGGGTTGGACATCAGGTCTTTCTTATCTTCTATACCTGCATCAGCTAACAGTTTTTCCTTACGTGCTTTTACGTCCTGCAAGTGAGAGTTCAACAGGTCACGATCCAATGTCAGCGTAGGCTCAGTAAACATACGCAACGTAGCGTCTATAAGACGTAACTCTTCCCGCGGGAAACGTTTGACCATTATGCTAAACAGTTTGTAGGTGAGGTCTACGTCATTGACGCAATAGTCCCCGTACTTACCTAAGTCTTCGGGTTCAAAATCTCCACGCCGTTTACCGATTGCGTTGAGTACCTCGTGCCCTTTAGCGCCGACACCATATCTCTCAGAAACCGCAGAGAGACTTGCGCGAGCTTCAGTCCCATGTAGAGCACGGGCGATACACAAAGTATCGGTATACATCCGAGGACGAATATCAAAACGCCAATTAAGAATGGCACCATCAAACATAGTATTATGGCAAAGTAACATAGCTTTTTCCCAAGGGAAGCCCTTGAGGTATTGTTTAATCTGTTCATGCGTTCCACTTGCCCACTCCGTTTGTTGATTGTTAAGTTTTACACCCACGCCGATCACCTCAAAACGAGGATCACGGACGTAGGCTTCTGTTGTTATCTTACGCAGAGAATAGTCCCTGTCGTAATACGTCTCAAAGTCTAATGTTATAAGCTCCATTAGCCTTTACTCGCTATCTCGCCACCACATGCCATGTACCCACAGGCGTCGATCCAGTTGTCAGGGTGCGTTGCGTTTGACTTGATACGTGCAACCTTCAACAGGTTCATCATAACAGCTACGTCAGTAGCACTTACGTTTATGCCTAGATGCACAGACCAGTAGTCTCCGATGGTGGTGAAGTTATCTTCCATATTGCCGTGGTCAGCCGCACGATCTTTGGTCACATAACTCTTGGCTGTGTCTAACACAGCACCGCGTGTAGTCCTGCGCGCTTCCTTCTCGAACACTTCTTTCGGTGTGCCGATCTTCTGCATAAGTTTATACACATACCCATAAGACGTTTTGGTAGCCTTGGCGATCTCGCTCGTAGTAGACTGCGGATGCCTAATTTTATACGCCCACACTTTATCCGCTTTACTCTTCTTAACCATGCCGTTCTCCTATCTTGGCAAATCGTATTTTCTTTTTATGTCGGAAGCCCAACGTGGACTCATTCCGATTATTTCTGCGGCGGCTTTTAAGGTCATGCCACGTTGCAACATTCTGTTAACCATTTCCGCTTCTTTAGTTAGGGGTAACTTGTTAGCCTCCTTTTTGGGTCTACCACCCAGATGCCCATTTACTTTGTTATTGTTACCATTGCGTATAGCTTTGTTACGCAAAGACAGGCGTGGGTTCGCGGCTATATCTTTTTTGTTTTGTGCTTCCCATGCTTGCCTATACAAGTCTTCATACTTTACACGTTCAAGCTCGTTCATATGTTCTTACCTGCACGTCTCAGACCACGAACAAACACATCAAGGTGTTCCCGTGCTACCCACAGATCACGCTTTACATTAGGACGTGCATCTTTTCGATTTTCTTCGTCCTGCAAGTTATCGACTTGTCGCCGCAACCATTTTAGTTCGTTCTCTTGGAACGGGGTTAATTTATTATCATCCATGCCTGCCTCCATTGTTAAAGTGATGCCCTGAGAGCTAACACAGGGACTAACCATATCGCGGTTTCTTCGGTGCAGTCACAACGCCATAAAAAGTATCATGGAGAGCATTGCCTACACTGCTATGGTTTTCGCGGGACAAATAATAAAACCGCAACCCACTCATAGCTTGGGTTAAGAGTTAACTATAACAGACCATGCCTTCAGATCATCGGTAACACCTAGCATGTTGTCTTCGTTCACAACTAAGTCCAGACCACCTGCGGCTCGAATTTGTTTTAGGTTTTTGTCTTGCAAGGGTGTGGGTTTGTTCTTCCCTGCCTTGCACTCTATTCCAAAGAAGAAACCCTTGTAGCAACCCACGATGTCAGGCACTCCGCTTTGTCCGTAGCCACCTGTAACAGGGTAGAAGTAATACGCGCCAAGTTCTTTTAGTTGCGCCACTACTTTCTTTTTAACTTTCGCTTCGGGTGTCATTTTTCTCTCCACGCATCCATTGTAAATCTTTGGTTAGTTGTTCGCGTTGAGCCATTAGCTTATCCACAACTTGAGTAAGCCTAGCAATCTCGTTGCGTTGTACGGCAACCTTGCTTTGTAGCTTTGCGTATTTACCTTCGTCCAATTTATCTAAACTCCATTTAGCCAACGTGACCCCCTATGATACCAGTACCCCAGAAGCGAGGAGCCGTGACCCCTCGCCATTTAGGGATTTCCCTAATTGTAGACCCAAAACAAATATGGGCCGATCCTACACCCAACACCATCTACATCGTTAGGCGGTGGTGGTACTTCCAACAGGGACAGTACAGCTAACCTGTCTTGCATCCACATTGGAAGTTCGTCCACAGAAGCATAATCACCATCTATCTCTTTGTCAACACAGTTCATGCCAATGCTTGTTATCGTAACTTGTTTAGTATCGTAAGCTACGTTTACGCGGTAAGTAATACCAGACGTTGTACCCATGTTATAACACCTTACACGTAGAGGTAAAACGTGTGGTCATTTACGCGGTGACCAACACCTTCAACAAAGTGACCATCTTCACATATACTCAAGGCCGCACACTTATGCTCCACGTCTTCTGGTACTTTGTCCATTGCGAATGTCTGCACAGTATCTATCTCGCACAAGTAGTTGCTTACATCTTTGATACGCGCACAGTTTACCACCTGTTGTCCGTAGCGTTCATTGACGTGTACAAAATTCATAGGCACAACCTCACTGAACAGTTTACGATCTTCGGTCAAAGTAAACATGGCACGTATGTCCGCATCTAGCTCCTTGTCATTGAACGTATGCCCTGCCTGTACCATGCTCCGTATCTCAGCCATCAATCTTTG